GTCGGTTGGGCAAACAACGCGGATGCCAGGGCATATACTCTCAAGGGTTCCAATAGACCACCACAAGAAATTGTGCTCAAGTCACCTTGATACCTTCCATGGACGACATTACAGATCTACTGGTTTCAACGAGGCAAGTCGTGATCGTTACTAAACGACACACTTCCTAGTTGGCTAGACTAGAGAGCATGAGGTAGAAATAACGGATCAGAGACTTACAACAACTAACATGGAAAACATTACAAATAATCTTATAAAACACTGGATTAAAGCTTTCGCTTTAGTCCTTGAGTCTTACAAAACTAATCGCAACATTGACCATATCAGCCTTGAGTTGTTCACCAGATTGATCAGCAAGATCAGTCGATGGAGAGCTCATAGGGGTGATTTATGGACAATAACACGAATTAAGGAAATTCGTGTTAGAGTTCAAAAGATCACCGCTAATGATACATTCAGTCCAGTCTTCGGTCTTTCTGTTTATAAGGATGGTCTTCCCACTGCCCTTGGGCGTGAGCTGGCCGACCTAATAAAGAAGAGAGACAAAGACGCAGTAAGGATGTTACTAACCTGTCTCCAGATTAGTTACACCTTACCAGCATGGAAAGCGCCAAGTATCGACACCATTATTCAGCCCTCTGAAGCATCTGATGATATCCTTTCGGACATCATCGAATGGTTCAAAGAGAATGAACAATTAGTGATCAAAACCAGACCCAAACCATACTGGACCAAACCGCATACCACAACAAAGGCAGGACCACTAGGGCCAGCTGCGACTACGAGTGCAGACGAACTCCCTCTAATAGATCCAGATCTCCGTAGAGACCTAGAAATATTAGGAGGATTCCGTTTTGCAACGTGGTTCGACAACTGTCTTGGTGCTCAAGATTACCTAATAGACATGAGAAAGAAGATATTCCCTCTACCTAGCGACAAACTAGGAGGAAGGACATCTCCTGACTCAGTAACTAAGTCAATCTCTCGATTGAGTATAGTTAGATCTCCAGAAGGTAAATCCAGAGTTATAGCCATCTTTGACTATTGGTCACAGACAGTATTGAAAGAATTACATAAATGGTCTTTCGACCAATTACGTAAACTTCCAACTGACTTGACTTTTAATCAAGGAGACTTTAAGTCAAAACCTTTATCAGGGCCTTTCTACTCATTCGATCTATCAGCTGCTACAGACAGATTCCCTGTATCTCTACAGAGGTCTATCTTAGCAGTGATGATGGGTGAGGAGAAAGCATCAGCATGGGCACGCATTCTTACGAACCGTTCGTTCACCACTAGTTGGATGCCAGGTACCTTTCGGTACGGGGCAGGACAACCAATGGGAGCTTACAGCTCGTGGGGAGTGTTCTCACTATGCCATCACATAATAGTACAGTATTCAGCTTGGAGAGCCGGCTTTCGCCAATTCTTCAACGAATACTATCTATTAGGGGATGATATAGTAATCGCACACCCTGAGGTAGCTAAAGAATACCTTGCAGTTACCACTGCACTTGGTGTGAAGATAAATCTTGACAAATCGTTAGTGTCGCCAGACACCTTCGAATTTGCAAAGAGATTCTTCATCCAAGGAGAAGAGGTAACTGCATTCCCTCTAGCCGCGATCATGCAAAACTCAAAGGACGTTTCCGCCCTTTGGTCTGTCATGACCGTTGCCAGAGAAAGAGGATATACCTTTTGTCATCCGTATGCAGTCCCGGGGTTGGTTGCAGCACTTCAGCGTGCCTTTGGTACCTTTTTTAGAAGTACCCAAAGGAAGGCTAAAGATTTAGAGGCTTTATCTGTTATTGCTAACAGGAGTAAATTTCAAGATGAGTTTATGTGGGCCTTAAACCACATACACACATTTAT